GGGGTTGAGTGGTGTTCCAAGTGGGTTGCAGGAGTTAGATAAAATAACAGGTGGGTGGCAAAATTCCGATTTAATAATTATTGCCGCCCGGCCATCAATGGGAAAAACCGCATTAGCTGTTACTATTGCCAAAAATTGTGCGATGATGTTTAAAATACCGGTAGCAATATTTTCACTTGAAATGTCAGAGTTTCAATTGATGAAAAGGATAATATCGGCAGAAGCTGAAATAAATTCTGATTTACTAAAAAATCCAAAACAATTGGAATCATGGCACTGGGAACAAATAAATATAGCCATTGGAAATATCGCAAATGCGCCATTATTTATTGATGATACTCCCTCACTATCAACTTTAGAATTAAAAGCAAAGGCGAGGCGATTAGCTGACAAACATGGAATAAAATTGATAGTTATTGATTACATACAATTAATGAGAGGTGATAAAGAAGGAAACAGGGAGCAGGAAATATCTTCAATAAGCAGGAATTTAAAAGCATTGGCGAAGGATTTAAATATACCTATCATTGCATTATCTCAATTAAGTAGGGCTGTTGAAAGTCGTGGAGGTGATAAAAAACCAATGCTATCAGATTTAAGAGAATCAGGAGCCATTGAACAAGATGCCGACATTGTATTATTTCCTCATAGGCCTGAATACTATGGAATAAAAGAAGATGCTCATGGTAATTCTACTTTAGGGTTGGCAGAATTGATAATTGCAAAACATAGAGATGGATCATTAGATACTGCATTTACAAGATTTATAGGTCAATATACAAAATTTGTAGATATAGAAAATGAAAAGAAATACAACAATTTACAGCCCAATAAAAATTTTGAAACTGAGAAATCAAATTGGGATGAAAGCTATCAAGAAGTACACACCTAACCCATTTTAATTTTTTGAACCAAACAAACAAGTAAACCAAAAACAAAATAATAATTATGAAAACAGAATATAAATCCTTTGTATGGAAAAACTTTAGATGGAAAAAACCAATACAGATTAGCAACAATAAGGTTTTTTGTCCAAATTTTAAACATAAATCTTTTTACATATTATTTTTTTGTAAGTGGGGAATAATATTTAATTCAAAAACATGGACTTACCCACAGCGAACGTTTATTTATAATAAACGAGCAAAGCAGTATAAAGTAACGAGCATATTATATGATGATTTTAAAGGCTTTTAAACCAAATTACTAAAATAAATGGAAGACCGAATAAAGCAACTTGAAAACCAAATTACCCTCATGGAGGAATTGGTCGCAAAAGAATTGAAACGGCAATACCCGTTTGATTCGCCAACTATAAATGAATCGCAGTTTATTAAAGATTGGAATTTGATACTTAAAAAATGAAAATACAAATCGAAGAAAAGAAAGTTGTTTTAATTGAAAAAACGTACCATTTTATGATAAAAATCGATGGAGATTTATATTTTATAATAGTTCAAACTCAAACTATTGGTATAAATGGAAAAGAAACTGTTGTTTCTAAAAAACGAGGTATAACATCATTAGATTGCAGGAAACGATTAAGGACAGCACAAAAGAAATTAATAAAGAGAACAATTGATACGATGTTCTAATGATTATGTTATGCGGTTGCGTATAACGTACACAGCCTTACGCTGACCGTTAGCAAATATAGTACGTGGAAAGGTTTACGTTAAGGGTGGTGTTAGGTTGGTGTGTAAGCCCTTCGAGCGTGAGGCAGTAAAAAAATAAGGAAAACAAAAAAGGATGGCGTGTGTGAGCCTTTTCACACGATATAAATAAACAGTAAAATGAATAGAGATTCTTTTCACCAAGCTATTTCCATTTATCATGGAATAAAAGCAACAGAAAATAAACAATCTGAATTATATGGATTAAGAAGTAAAGTAGTTCAAATTTTGGAAGGGCACATTGAAATACCAGAGGATGAAATATTTAATCTTTTTCGTCAATTAGAAAAACTAAGTGAATATTTAGAGAAGGATATTCAAAAAGCGTATAAACAAATTGAGGGATTAAAATGAAAAGTATAGTGGCGTGGGTGAGCCTTTTCACCTTATAATTAAAAACAAAAAACAAATGAAAACAGTAAGAGCAAAATTTAAATGTAATTCGATTACAAAACAATTAGGGTGGGGAGGTAACAAATTCCTATTTGCAGCAAAATTCAACGTAGTTACGGGTGATAATGAAGAAAACAAAACATTCTTTGCATCAACACCAAGTGGAACAATTGAAGCGTCAACAATTTTGGACAACCATTTTGAGGTTGGTAAAGAGTATTTCGTTGACTTCACGGTTGCTGATTAAACCTTTTACATTTTTGAAAAAATTACAGAGAGCGTGGGCAAAAAAATAAATTTTAAACTTGCTACTAACGGGCAAATATGCGTTTTTCACGCATATTTTTTGTTGGCAGCTGGGCAACTTTTCTTTCGATTCAAATTTCATGTCAGTCGTAACGCGCTCTGGTCGTAACACACAGCGGTCGAAAAGTTTTGTTTTAAAAACACTACGGTCGAAATACGCTCTGGTCTTAATACAATTATCAATGATTTCTATTTCTTTTTTGTCAAATAGAAAAATTCTTTTTCCATTTCATATTTAAATCTTTTTACGCCACCTCTCGCATTTAAATATATAATAAAAAACATAGTTGTTGCAAAAATTAAAACAATTAAAAATGAAAACAAATCGAATTTATTGTCTGAGAATATTAAACCAAGAATGGGTATCGAAAAGAATACAATTAGTAAACAGAAGGGAATTATCAAAAAAGTAAACCCATTTATTTCTGTCTCAACTATCAATTGTCCGTCCTTTTCTATCATTGTCCCGGATGCGATTGGTAAATAATGATTAAATTCAAAAAATCTTTTAAGCCTTTTAATTTTAAACGAATCAACCGTCACCTGTCCTTTGAATTCCAATGGGCTATGAGAAAAGCCAGCAAATATATCCGAAAATGCATTTATATTTTTTTCTTCTGTAATAAATAATAGTCTGTCAACAAATTCTTTTTTAGTGATTGGCAAATTTGTAGTTAAATGGTCTATAAGTTTTATTTTATTTAACAATTTTTTCATTCTTTCGATTTTTCGGAATTGTCAGTAAAGTTGCCAAAACTAAATGTTAAGCAATAATTTTAATTTTAAAAAAAAACCTCGCCTTCGGTCGAAAACAAAGTTCTTGTTTTTTTTACTTGCCTTGCTGCCAACGTACGAAGCTAACCGCATGAAAACAAAGTACGTGTTTTGCGGTTAGGTGGTGTTAGTGGTCTGGTTTTAAAAAATAATTGGTGGCTTAGTAAACATAGGAATTATGACAGATAAAAAATTTGAATTGTTATTAACTGAATTAACAATTTTAAATATAAAATACAAAGATGCACTTGAAATTGTGGAAGATGAAATCAAAAGAAGGTATGGAAAATTTCCAAGCGAAATTGATAATGACGAATGGATAGATTCCTATCATGTAGGCAAAGGTAAAATGACATTAAAACAACTTGATAAATCCATGAAGCGATGATATACAATAGAGTTTGGGCGATGCCTTCTGCATGGACATTTACAATTAAGCCTATCAATAAGTTAATCAACAAATATATTGGTGATGGAAAAGGATGGATAGACCCATTTGCAGGCGAAAATAGTCCTGCTGAAATTACAAATGATTTGAATCCTGATAGACCTGCTAAATTTCATTTACACGCTAAAGATTTTGCATTTCAACTTACTGAAAAATACAAAGGTGTATTGTTCGACCCTCCTTATTCATTAAGGCAAACAAAGGAGTGTTATGATGGCATAGGGTACGGAATGAGTATGGAAGATACACAAAGTTTTCCTAACAATGTAAAGGATATTATTGCACATAAAATTGAAGTTGGAGGGATAGCAATATGTTTTGGTTGGAACTCTGGAGGCTTTGGTAAGAATTTAGGATTTGAAATGGTAGAAGTATTATTAGTGCCACATGGAGGACATCATTCAGATACGATTGTTACAGTTGAACGTAAATTTCAATCTAACTTATTTTAATTTTTTGCAAAAAAATAAGAAGTGCGGTGGCTTTGTTTATTTACTTTTTTTATTGAACCTAACGAAATGAATAGGCGGCAGGGCGTATAAGCGTAGTAAATAGTAAGCGTTAAGATAGCCTTGCGTCCTATTTGGTGTTGTACGCTGGGTTTAAAAATAAATGGTGGCGTGCGGAATGGCTGAAAACTAACAATATAATATTATGAAAAAAAAGGATAGAGAATTAGTATTTAATAAGTATAGTGGAAGATGTGCTTATTGTGGTGAAGAACTGCAAAAAGGGTGGCATTGCGACCATTTAGAAGCGTGTCGAAGAATAGTTAAATCAATAAAAGTTGAAGAACCCGAAGGCATATTTCCAAGATTCAAATATGTTGATAAGCTAATTGGTTATTCTAATCCTGATGCAAATCACATTGACAGCTATATGCCTTCCTGCCCTTCGTGCAACATAAATAAACATGGGGATTCAATTGAAGAATTTAGAAAATTAATTTTAGGATTTATGAAGCATTTAAACGAAATAAACACACAGTACAAAATTGCTAAACGTTACGGATTAGTAGTAGAAGATATAAAGCCGATAGTTTTTTATTTTGAAACACAGTTACCTAAATGATTTTGAAAAAATCAAAGAAGTGCGTTGGCAAAAATATTGTACCTAACAAGGATATATCCGCAACTCGGCAATAGTGCCAAAGGATTTTTAATTACTAATCTAAAGTGGTCAAATTCGACCACTTATAAAAATTAAAACAAAATGAAAAAGGAATTAGAAAAATTTAGTGCAGAATTATCAGAAAAATTAAATGTTCAAAGAAATATGGCTATTCAATTTGATGATCTTAAAGATGCTGAAACGGCTAATAAAATAAGAATTTTAAGTAGGGCATATTCTGACTGTTTAAATAAAATAAATGGAATTATAATGAATAATTAAAACAAAACGAAATGAAAACAACAGAAATAGAAAAAATTGCAAATAATTTTTACCCTCCGAAAATAGTAAATGCTATGAGTAAAGGAAAAGGTATTTATTCAGCCGATTTAAAAGAAGCCGAAAGGGAGGCTTTTATTAGTGGTTTTATGAGAGGACAGCAAGATACAAAGCCATCTCCAATAAACACAGATAAGTTGAGAAAGGAGTTTAAAGAACATTTTGCGCCTGTATTTCCAAGTGAAATGGATATATTCGACTGGTTTATTCCTTATTTAGCATCCGAGAA